TGTCGATCGCACCCGGGTCGCGGTGTTCCCAGACGTCCCGATACCAACTGGCGAGCAAATCCATTTTGGTGGCCATAAGATTGCCTTTCCATTCATTCGTGGCAATCAGAGCTAAAGCGGAATTACTAACATCCGGCTAAAGGGCGCAAATTTTTTTTGGGAGGTTGAAGTGCAGGCTTTGCGTTGAAAGCGGGAATGCGCAGCAAACTCAAGAACATGCGTTTTCCAGCGTTGCCCAGATAAAACGGGAACAACCCCAGAACAAACCAGCCGATTGTAAAGCGCCGTCTGCGCTTTCGAAATTCATGGAACCCGATCACCAACGCATGTCGCGTCTGCTCGGCTACTGTCTGATCCTCAACACCGTCGACGCTTGGTTCGCTTTCAGCGCGGTGGCGACCGCCAGACTGAGCGAGATCGAGCGTGAAGCACTGGCGCTGGCGGCTTTGAACGCCCTTGAACCCGACCGGGCGGAAGCGATTGCGGCTATGTCCATCGGATCGGTAGGTTACCCGCTGCCCGCGTTCCTCGGCGACATGAATGAGGCGCGATCCTGGGCGTCCTATGCCACCCGCACTGAACTCAAGGCATATGCGCTGGCGGCGTATGAGGCCCTGCCCATGTCCGAGCAGATGGCGTTTCGCAACCATATCAGTGAAGTGGAGATTGCCGCATGAAAATGCTTGTCCACCGAATTGAGAGCAGCCCTGAGCTGCCTTTCATCCTCAATGACCTCAAGTCGCACCTTTTCATTGATTTTAATGATGACGATGTTTCGATCAACAGCATGGGGCTGACGGCAGCGGCGGAGTTTGAGCAATTCGCCCAGATCGCGCTTCTGACCCAGACTATCCGCGTCACGATCTTTGACCCTGACAGGAACAGCGGGTTGAGCCTGCCGATCGGGCCAGCGGCCGAAGACGCATTGGTGACGGTCACGATCGACGGCGAGGCATATACCGCCTTCGCTTTTGTGGGAGGAAACCGACCCTATATCCGCTGGCTGGCGGACTATCACGACCTGACGCCAAGCCGGATGATGATCGAGTATGAGGCCGGGTTTGGTACAACTGCCGCGGATGTTCCTCAAGACATCTCGCAAGCCGTCATGGATCAGGCCGCGCTGCATTATGCCGGTCGATCACCGATGGATGCCAAAAGCCTCAGTACATCGCCACACATGGCGCGGATAGGGGCTAGGTATCGCGGGGTGAAGATATGACCGATCGCGAGCTTGATGAAGTTCTCACACACCTATGGCCCATCGTGCTGCGCCGCGCGATGGCTGACGGCTCAGATGAATGGCTGAAAGGCTTTGTGAAGTCCATCGCCAGGCACAGTAAGCGGGCGACTTGGCGTCCCACGCGCAAGCAAGAGCAGATCATGCGGCGGTTGGTGTCCGAGGTGCGAACATCTCCGGTACCGGAACTGGATCTAATTGAGAGGTGAACAAAACAAAGCCCGCCGGTGCAACGGCGGGCTTATGCGGCAGATGGCTTTCACGGGTTAGCCGGGTCTGCCGCATCACAGTGCTACCGGGAAACGGGCCACAGCACAAGGGCAGCTATTCCGCGACGAGCGGTCTCTCCAAGCCCTAAGGCCCCACTGCCACCCTCCAAGGCGGTGAACATGGGAGAGCGGACCAAGCCGAGGGAAAGGCAGGTCTGACCTAAGCGGCGGCCCGGCTCCGATGAGCAGGCAAGATCGCAGCGGTCAGGGCGGGAGGCGGGTTTTCAACCCCGCTGGAGTAACCCGCTTTCTGACCGTCGCAGCAACCCTCACCAATGAGCAGAGGGCCAGAGAGACGAACGATAGAGCGTAGAATTACAAGCGAGAGGACGAGCAATGCGGAACATCCAAAAGACCACTCAGAACGACCTCTTCGGTCTTGGTCCCAATGCCGCGACTTTGCGGGGCGCTGGAGACCGACCCCTAAGTGTTCCTTTCTCTCTTCTGGAAAAAATCCGGGGAAAATCGCCGGGTGTGCGCGGAACACAGTTCTTAGGGCTTTTGACGGTTACCGAGGGCAAAAGGGCCGGAAAACCCCAGAAACTGGCGAATTTCCAGCGTCTTTTCGTAAAAGGCGCATTGGCCAAGAATGTCACAGTCGGAGTCCTGTCGATCGGGCGCGGCAACGGGAAAACGGCTCTATCTGCGGGCCTTGCTCTGGCCGAGCTTGTTGGCGCGCTTGAGGACAGCCCACAGCCTAATCGCGAAATCATCTTCGCAGCCCGCAACCGTGATCAGGCCCGCATCGCCTTCAACTTTGTGCTCGGCTACATCAAAGCACTGCCCGAAACGGACCAGGCGCAGTTCACGATCCGACGCGGGTCGAAATTGGAAGTTGAATTCGAAGGCAACGGCGGCGGACTGGCACGGTGCATCGCGGCTGACGGCAAGTCCGTCCTCGGCGGTGCGCCAACACTGGCGATCATGGACGAACGCGCGGCATGGGAACGCGAGAAGGGCGACAACCTCGAAAACGCCATCCTCTCGGGCCTGGGCAAGCGCGACGGGCGGGCGCTGATCATCTCTACCTCGGCACCCGACGACACCAACACGTTTTCGCGCTGGCTCGATGAACCGCCCCCCGGCAGCTTCGTCCAGGAGCATCGGCCCGCATTCGGCCTGCCTGCTGACGATCTGCCATCGCTGCTGGCGGCGAATCCCGGCGCGCCGGAGGGCATCGGGTCGACTCCCGACTGGCTGGTTTCCCAAGCACGAAGCGCCATCGCGCGCGGCGGTTCAGCACTGTCCAGCTTCCGCAACCTGAACCGAAATGAGCGTGTCTCGATCGAGAACCGTAGTGTCCTGGTAACGGTCGATGAATGGCTGTCGGCCGAGGTAGCGCCCGACGAGCTGCCCGAACGCGACGGCCCCTGCATTCTGGGCGTGGACCTTGGCGGCTCGCGCAGCATGTCGGCCGCGTCATTCTACTGGCCGGACACTGGACGCCTTGAGGCCCTCGGCACCTTCCCGGCTTCCCCGTCTCTGGCCGATCGCGGCGCATCCGATGGCGTGTCGGGGCGTTATGGCGAAATGCACGAGCGCGGCGAATTGTCCGTCATGGGCGAGAACACGGTTCCACCTGGGCCGTGGCTGGAAGAAATTGTGCGCCAGCTGGACGGGATCCAGCCCGCCTGCATTGTTGGCGATCGCTTCCGTCATGCCGAATTCAGCGAGGCACTGTCAAAGGCCGGGCTTGGCAGGGTTCCATTCATCTGGCGCGGCTTCGGCTGGAAGGACGGTTCCGAGGACATAGAGCGGTTCCGTCGCGCGCTTTTCGATGGCGAGATCAAGGTGGTGCCGTCGCTGCTGCTCCGCTTCGCATTCTCGGATGCGGTCACGTTCATTGATGTGGCGGGCAACGCCAAACTCGGGAAGGGCCGCTCACTGGGCCGGATCGACGCGGCGGCGGCAACGGTTCTGGCGGTGGCACAGGGTGCCCGCATGAAGGCGGCACCGCAGAAGAAGGTCCGGGCGCTATGGCAATGAAGAACGAATATCATCGCTATTCGAAGCGTGTCACCGCGACCCGCCGTTGGCAGGTTCTGCGCCACGAAATTCTTGAGCGGGATCGTTACCGTTGCCGTTCGTGCGGCTGCGGCGGACGGTTGGAAGTGGATCACGTCAAGCCGGTCAGGACGCACCCCGGCCTGTCCTATGAGCCTGGCAACCTTCAGGCGCTTTGCCCGAGCTGCCACACCAAGAAAACAAGGATCGAGTGCGGCCATTCGCCGCCCCGAGAAGACCGCCAAGACTGGCGGCGAGCAGTCGAGGCGCTGACGCGCCCCGATCAACGAAGCATCCCACAGAAGGAAATCAAAGATGCTTGAATCAGTGAAGATCGCGCGGCGGCAAAGCGAAATCCGCCAGAACCTCGCCGAACTGGCGGGCAAGGAAAGCCCGTCCGAGGATGAAATCCGGTCCATGGAAAAGCTGGACCTGGAATATCGCACCAATGAAACCCGATACCGTGCGACCCTGATCGCTGAGGATACCGAACGCAGGGACGCGGGCAACGAACTGGAAACCCGCTCTGCCCAGGAATTGTCCGACCTCATGGCCGGCTTCGAGATGCGCCAGGTCGCGTTGGCCCTCGATGAGGGACGCCAGCTCGATGGCCAGACGGCAGAGGTTGTGACCGAGCTGCGCAATGCCGGAGGTTTCAGAGGTATCCCGGTCCCGTGGCAGGCACTGGAAACCCGTAACACCGTCGCCAGTGGCACCCCCGATCCGATCCAGACGCGGCCGATCATCGACCGGCTGTTCCCAGATAGCGTGGCTGCCCGCATGGGGGCGCAGATGATCAGCATCGAATCCGGTGCGCTGGAATGGCCCGTGGTGACCTCGGCTGTGTCCGCTGGCTGGGCACCGACCGAAGCCGGCAACGTGGCCGGTCCTACTGCCTACGTCACCGCTGATCGGCCGATGAAGCCGGATCACAATCTTGGGGTGCAGATGCGCCTGACCCGAAAGACCCTCAAGCAATCGGGCGCGGCCCTGGAGCAGGCGGTGCGGCGCGATATGAATGGTGCCATGGGCGCGGCGATGGATCAGGCGGCATTCCTGGGTACCGGCGCGGACGGCCAACCGCTCGGCGTGATCACCGGCGCGGCGACCTACGGGATCACTGCCACGGCGGTGAATGCACTGGCGAGCTGGGGCGCGTTCCGCGCAGCGGCTACCCGGTTCATGACAGCGAACGGCGCGAACTCGCCAAAGGCGGTTAAGGCCCTGATCCGGCCCGAGGTTTGGGATTACATGGATGGTATCCTCACGGGCGACGGTGCGTTCCGGTTCGAGTATGAGCGCATGGTCGAGGCCTTGGGCGAGATCGCGATGACCGCAAACGCACTTCCGGCACCTACCGGCACGCCCTCGGCTACATCCGCGATACTGACGACAACCGCAGGCGGCGTGGCCCCAATCTTCATAGGTGCCTGGGGCGCGGTTGACATGATCCGCGACCCCTACAGTGATGCACAGTCCGGTGGCCTGCGCATCACCGCGCTGGCGACGATGGACGTCACCGTTGCGCGGCCGGCTCAGCTCGAGCTGCTGACCGGCCTTGAGCTAGAGGCTGCCGTGTAATGCTCTGGGGGGCACATGTAGGCAGCCTTGAGCTGCGCACCGAGGGCGGGGAAACCCGCCTTCGGGCAACCTTCCCATATGGGCTAGAGACCGTACTGGCCGAGCGGGTGGGCATGGGCCGCGAACGTCGGGAGATGATCGCGGCGCGCGCATTTGCTGATCGTCTGGAACGGGGGGAGGACGTGCATTTCCTCTCCGGCCACGACTTCAACAAGCCTCTGGCATCACGTTCCGCGGGCAGCCTGACCCTGACCGAAACCGACGAAGCCTTGACCGTCGAAGCGACGATCAGCGCGGACATGGGGCAGGTCAGCTATGTCCGGGACTTCCTCAACGCTCATAAAGCCGGGCTGATCCGGGGGCTGTCTCCGGGTTTCCGCGTCCGGCCAGGCGGCGAGACGGTCGAGGAACGCGGCACGGCGATCCTGCGCACGATCCGCGCGGCTGACCTGATCGAGATCAGCGCCGTCACGAAACCCGCCTATCCGCAAGCCCAGATCGAGGCCCGGAACTGGCAACCCCTTGGCGAGGTGGCAAAGCGCATGACGCACCGCCCCGCCGCAATCCGGTGGAGGTAACCATGTTCGGATGGCTCATGAATAAATTGCGGCCGATCGAGGCGCGATCAAGCGGCAGTGGCTACACGGCCCAGGTGATGGCGGCTCGAGACAGCTTCATCAGCGGCCGGCGCGGCGTGGCCGAGCTGACAGCGACGGTGCAGAGTTGCGTTTCTCTGTGGGAAGGCGGGTTCGCAATGGCGGACGTGTCGGGGACCAACCTGCTGACCCGGCAGACGATGGCGATGATCGCTCGCGGCGTCGCGCTGAACGGAGAGGCGGTTTTCCTGATCACCGATCTGGGGCTTGTGCCGGCGACCGATTGGGACGTGACCACACGCGACGGCCGGCCGCGCGGCTACCGCCTGTCCATCCCCGAGGCCGGGGGAGGGCGCACCGTCACCGCCCTTGCGGCCGAGGTGCTGCACTTGCGGATTGGATCCGACAACCTATCACCGTGGATCGGCACCGCGCCGCTGCGCCGATCGAGCCTTACCGGGGCAATGCTTCATGCGGTGGAGTCGGCCCTGGGGGAGACGTTCGAGAATGCGCCGCTTGGTTCGCTGATCGTGCCCCTGCCGGACACGGGTGCAGATGACATGGCCACGATGCGCAGCGAATTCAAAGGGCGGCGCGGCTCAACATTGGTGATCGAGGGCTTGGCCCAGGCGACGGCCGCTGGCATGAACCCGACAATCGGTCAGAAGCCTGATCAGCTTTCGCCGGACCTGTCCAAGAGCATGACGGACGAAACGCTTTCCGCAGCCCGCGAAGGCATCGGCATGGCCTTTGGCGTCCTGCCGTCATTCTTCAACCGCGCGGCGACCGGCCCTGTGATCCGCGAGGCGCAGCGCCAGCTGGCAATCTGGACCTTGCAACCGATTGCTGCGCTACTGGCGGACGAGGCGACAGCCAAGCTCGGCGCGACGGTCGAGATCGACACCATCCGACCGCTGCAAGCATTCGACGCTGGCGGCCGCGCCCGCGCCCTGTCCGCGATCGTCAAGACGCTGGCCGAAGCCAAGGAAGCGGGCCTTCCGCCAAGCGACGTGTCCGGCGCGATGAAAATGGTCGATTGGGAGAGATGAACATGACCGAATGTGTGACCATCACCGGCCTGACCCGCGTGTCAAACCCGAAAGCCAACCGTGGCGGCTCTACGATCCTCGCCTATTTCAGCTGCGAATTGCAGGGGATCGAGCTGCGGGGTTGCGCTCTGGTGCGGACGAGGGGAGGCGGGCTTGTCGCTTGGCCGCCGAATATCGAGGCGCAGGACAACCGGCGGGCGGTCTGCATTGCCGATGACAGCCTGCGTCACGGAATGATGCTGCACGCCCGCGAAGCCTACCGCGCGCTCGGCGGGACGGACGCGGAATATATCGGGAAATCCGTTCCCATGGGGCCGCGGGCGGTCAGCTGATGTGATCCGCGCCCGGTGTTTGCTGCGCTAAGATATGATCGGCCAGAATCGTCAGGCGCGCCGCCAATTCTTTGGCCTGTCCCGGCGTGATGGCGAGCTGCACCGCGCCCGGCTTGCCGGTCCCGGACATGACCGCCCGAAGGTGATCTTCCGAATCGGCATATTCCAGCCGCGCCAGCACGAACATACCCGCGACCGGCGCAGACGTGTATCCCGTCAGGGGTTTGGTGATGATGTTGCCGCTGGCGTCGGTGTCGAAAGCGTCAGTCATGTTGGTCCTCTCCGAATTTTTTCAACCTCACGCCAGCACCCCCGCTATTCTCGGCGATGAACTCCACCCCGGCTTCCTCAAGAGCTTCCAGCATCCTGATTTGCGCCGTGGTGGATACGATGCGACGTTCCTTCTCGAAATCCACGATTGTGGAGAGGCCAAAGCCCGCCGCATCCGCCAATTCCGTCTGTGTCATGCCGATGAGCGCCCGAGCGGCCCGGCATTGAGCAGGCGTCATATCGACAAAAATTGTTGACGCATCGGTCTCACCTCTATATCGACAATAATTGTTGATAACCTAATCAGGAGACCCTGACAATGACCAAAGAACGCGTTTGCGCGAACAGCCCCGCCATGTCCCGCCGCACCCTCTTGACTGCGTTGCCCGCCTCGGGCGTTGCGCTGGCCTTGCCAGCATCGGCCAGCCAGGCGGACCCGATCATGCCGCTCTACCGGCAATGGTGCATCGCCCGCGCCGAGTGGATAAGACTGGCGAACGTGCCAGGGAATGAGGACTGGGATTGCCCAGAAAGCATCGACGCCTACACGCGCGAGAGTAAAGCGTTCCTGGCTATGACAGATATGACACCAATCAGCCTCGAAGGAGTCGCCGCGCTGGCGCATGTCGTCTGGGAAGAGGAGGGACCGACACTTAG